AGCTTCTAAAACTTCTTCTGTAGTGCCTTTGTAAGTCCCTTCACTATCAACTAAGTATTGTACAGCTTTATCATAATCTTCAAGCGATAATGTTCCCATTTGATAACTTAATTGCAACTCATCCATTATTAAAATTAAATCTTCATTAGCATATCGCCATTCCATTATCTTATCGGTGTTCTCAGCAATTTTGTTAGTAAGTTCAGTTTCAGCATCTTCTAATTCTTCAACTCCTAATGCACCTTCTCTATGCGCCTTAGCCCAATCTTCTAAATCAAATCTACTCATTTTTAAAACGTCAGACCATTCAAGCGTTCCATCCTTTAAACCTTTTATTGCTTCTATGTTTAATTTAATTCCGTGTAATGCTTCACTATGAGGATAAACTATAGACCTTAATATTGCCCCGCTATATTTATTCATAGAGCTTGTTGCTCTATCAAGCCCTTCTGCCATTAGCACTTCAGCAGATGCAATAGCTGTAAAAAGTGAAGCTGTCCCTAAAAATGCTTTTGTTGCTACAGAAAGAGCTTTTACTTTTAATACTAAGCTCCAAACTTTAGAACCTATCCATATAAGGGGGCTTGCTACTGCCGCGATCCCCAACATTGTAAGTATTGTATTCTGTGTTGCATCTGATAATTCACCCCATTTATCTGCTAAATTTCCTATCATCTTAAATAATTTTGTAGCAAGTGGAAGTAGCTTTGTCCCAATTTCAATTCCAGTAGCTTTTAAAGAACTTAAAGCTAAATCAAATTGGAACTGTGTAGTTTCAGCTATCTTAGCAAATGCTTCTTCAGTCGCACCCGCCGCATCTGCTTGGTGTTCTAATTCTTCAGCAAAATTTTCACCTTTGAGCAGTATCATTGCTCCAGTCAACGCTCTAACATTAGGAAATATTTCTGCAATCTTTTCAGCCGCAAGCCCAGATTTAATTGCTAACTGGTCATATATTTCTGCGTCTGTTAATCCTGATTCACCCATAGCAATTAATTCATCTGTAGTAATATCTAATGCTTCAGATAATTCACTTAATACACCTCTTAATCCTTTCGTAGATAACTCAGTAGCAGATAAATTAATCCCCAATTCATCAGCGGCTTCTATAGCCTGATCGGTAGGCTTTACAAACGATAAAATAGTCTGTCTTAATGCTGTAACAGCTTCATTTGTATCTAAGCCTCCTTTTGTTAATACTGCTAAAGAAGCTCCAATTTCTTCAAATGAAATATTTGCAGTTGCCGCAACTGAAGTAACTCTACCAATAGCAGACGCTAATTCTGGAAATGTAGTAACACCATATCTAATAGTAGTAAATAGAACATCAGAAACATACTCAGCATTCTCAGCTTCCATTCCATAAGCATTTAGAACTGAAGTTATCGCTTTTACAGAAGTAGCCGTGTCTGAAAGACCCGCAGTCGCCGCTTTAGAAGCTACTTCTAATACATCCATAGCTTTAGACGCATCTATTCCGGCAGAAACAATATCATATAACCCTTTCGCTAAAACATCAGTAGATTGAGGAACTTTCTTACTCAAATCTAAAACTTCTTTTTTCCAATCTCTACTATGAATTGTAGCATCATCCATTAATGTGAAAACATTTGCCATTTGTGTTTCAAAATCCATAGCCATCTTAGTAGTAGCAATACCAATTCCAGCTATAGGAAGAGATATCGCCATAGTCATACGTTTTCCTATAGCTCCCAAATTCTGTGCTAATTTTTGAGCACTTGTTCCAGCACTTTGGATTCCTTGCTTGAATTTAGATGAATCCATAGCAAGTACTGCTACAAGTTCAGCTATGGTATGTCTCATTTTCTACCTCCACCAAATAACTGCACAAGTCGCTCAAAACTACCCTTCTTAGGAAGTTTCTTTTCTTCTGTTTTTATTTTCTTATCTATCAAACTAAAATCACCAACTTTATTTAACAACTCCTGTTTTCCATCTTTTGTCAAATAACTTCCAGATACAAAAACAGAAGCAATAAACTTTGCTATCACCTCTTTTTTTACTAAATCAAACTTTTCTTCCTTTAGCTTCCTTCTATTTACAGTTTCTATTATCTGACAAAACCTAAAATATGGTAAATCTAAAATCACATCATCCGTCCATCCGTATTCTTTTGAAATCATATCAAAGCAATCTTGCCAATAAGTTGCTATCTCTTTTTTGCCATTTGTTCTATTAGAGGTTTGAGCACGAAATTTACTTTTTTTACCAGCTCGCCAAACCTTTCTTTTTCTTGGTTATACATAATTAACACTACATCTGTTAGCTCTTCAGGTTTTAGGTCTTTTCTCAAATAATTATTATATTCATCCCTTATTTTTTTGATTTCTTCTTGTGGTAAACTTTCATTATACTGCAATTCCATAACTTGTGCTAAAAACTGATAAAATTTGCCCGGCACTACTGGCAATGCAGTTAAAAACATAAGCACCCAAGCTTGAGGGTCTCTTAAATTAAGCCCCATTGTTTGTATATTCCCAAATACGCTAGAAATAATACCCCAAGCAGATATCATTTCTCTTACATTTATTCTTCTTATTTTTACAAACCATTTACCGCCTACTTTATATAATCCTCTATCATCAAGAACCACTTGATAATCATCATTTATAGGCTTTGCTTCTTCTTTTACTTCTTTTACTTCTTTTATCTCTTTTACTTCTTCTTTTATCTCTTTTACTTTTTCAACATTGTTGTCATTTGCAATCATTTTCTCTCCTTTCTATTAGCTTGAAGCTAATGATATTATTCTTCCAACAGCTTTTTTTGCTAAACTTGCTCCAGTATGATCAACATCTGAAAGCAATGCTTTCCCGTTGTAATTAATTTTCAATCCATCTTTGTAAGCAGGTCCAACAAAAGTTATTGGAGCAAATTTCACCTTATAGAGGATAATATCCAAATTGATAGTATTACTATTACTATCCCTTGAAGGTATCCTAATTCTCATAGGTCTTTCAATTTCGTTAAAGCTTTCTTCTTGCCATAATTCAATATTATACTGTATGTCTGCGCCTGAACCTGAACTTGATACTGATACCCCAGTAAGCAACTCAATTAACTTAAAACTAACATAACCGGCTTGAATACTTACTGTAGCATAGTTAACCCAATCCCAAATTGACATTATAGTATTATCACCTTCATTTTCATAAGAGCCTAAACTTACATCTAAGCTTCCAGAATTAACACCATAAATATCTCCAAAAGTTTCTTCAAGTCCAGTTTCAGCATCAATTATAGCCGCATGACTAATACTAAAGCCTTCAACTGTGGTTGTTCTATCTGCCATTTTCTTCACTCTCCTTTCCTATAATTTTTATCTTTGTTTCAATGAAGCCGCATAAATTGAAATAATGAAATACTTCAACTTTCTGCTTCATTTTTTTGCTATACATCTTTGAGCACTCCCGGCATTTTACCTCAAAACAATTAGTCTTTTTATCAGCTTTTACAACTTTCCCAAAAAGTCTAAAAGCGTGTTCTGGACATCTTATTTCTTTAATTTCTTCCATTATTTAACTCCTCTAAATATATTATAGCTTTTTTTGCGAAATTCTCAAAACTATAAAGTTCTACCATTCTTACTGCATTCTTACTTAATGTAACAAGTTTTTCCCTATTATAATATAAATCTATTAATGCACTGATAATATCATTTTTATTAACTTCTGCCCATTTACTATCTTCTTGCACATCATCCCAATGAGTAACTTTTACTAGCTTATAAGGTATGACTTTGCAATATTCGCTATTTACCCAAGTACTATGACCTCCCCAATTATGAGTTATAACAACTCCTCCTGTAGCTAAAAATTCTACTGCAACCTGATTAAATCCTTCTCCCCTGCTTGCACAAATCATAACATGACATTTATTATAAAATTCTTTTATTTTTTCTCTATCCCATACCCCTTCATAAACATGAATATTTGGATTTACTTCTGATATTTTAGGGTGTACTGTTCTCTGACTATTTTTTAAATAAAATTCAATTGGTAATTTTTTTATCTTTTCATCAAGCATCACATCAGTTAAAATATCAATTCCTTTTCTATAAGTTAATGCACCATTTATACAAACTTTTAAAGTTTCATCAAAAAAATCCCTCTCAAACGGAGCATAAAAATCTGTATCTACCCCCAATGGAATAATTTTTATTTTATTTTTATCAAAAACTTCTCCAAACGGCTCTAAATTCATTTCACATGGAACAAAAATACTCGTATAATCCACAAAATCATTTTTTTTGAAATTTTTTGTAAGTTTTGTTTGCTCCCACATTGTAAAAGCAATTTTATTTTTTATAAATTTTAAATTTTTTGGAATCTTTAGGTTATTAGGAGTATCAAAATTAATATAAAAATCAATATATTTTCCAATAGGATATTTTTTCATTAATAAATTTAAAAATTTTTCAGGCATATCAAAACCTATAGACTTTACTATAGGATATACGTCTACATTTTTATTTTGCAATTCTATAGCCAAATTTGTAGCTGTATTGCCGTAACCACTTATTGTATTAAAATTTGCATGTAAAAATATTTTCATGCTTTAATTTTCTCCTTAAAATTATTTAGATTAATATTAGATTTAGCTACTATCAATCCCTGCTTTTTTCTTTTTAACTTTCTAATCTCTTCTAAAATATTCTTTAAAACATTTTTGACTCTTCGTAGATACTTTATTTCAAATTCCTCTTCATTTATTATTTTACTTTTAAAAAGTATCTCTTTTATTACTTCTAAATTTGTATCAATTTTTACTAACGCCGCATCAAATCTACCGCCTTCTTTTTTAATTTTTTCTTCTAAATTTTTTATTATTTCTTTTTCATAATTAAGTTTTTCTTTAATGCCATCCATTATTTTTCCCCTTTTCTTTTCTTTTAATTTCTCTTTTTAATTTTTTTATTTCTTTCTTATAGCCATTTATTAATCTAACAAAAGCTGGGTTTTCTCTTTCTATTAATTTTTCTAATCGTTTTATTTTCCTTTCAATCGCATTCATTTATTCTCCTTATTTCAAAAGATACTCAAATTCATAATTAACTCTAATAAATGGACATTCTTGTTCTTCATCATAATCCAGAAAAGGTTCCCCACTTCTAAAAATACCTAAAAGTAAAAAATCAGTTAAATCTTTTGTTTTTCTACTAATGCGATTTAGTACTTTATCTATACTGTAATACATGTCCCAGCATTTATCTTCACCATCATCTTTTATTTTCAATCCATTCTCATCAACAGTATTAGAAGCATAATACTTAACTTCTAAAATTGCATTTTGCTGGCTACTCATCGGATTATTATTAAATCCCGGTAAAACATCTAAAACTAATGCTCTAAGTCCACTAACGCCAAAAATTTTATCATTAACAGTTCTGCAAGAATACTTCCATATTCTTGTGCTTACAATATCAGTTATAGTTGTTTCTGTTAATAACCATTCTCTTATGTCATTTAATATTTCCATATTATCCCCTTATTACTCCTGATAATACTTTTATAATGCTGGGTACTGCTTGTTCTACCCCACGAAGCATATAATGTCTATTTTTCCTTGAAGTCAATTCTACTTTTACAGCATATTCAACAGCAGTTCCAAAAGTAATACTATTCTTATCTAGTTTGAATACCCCTTCTTTTGTAGGATTACCAATACTTCCTCTAAGTCTACCAGTAACTACAGGACAAGTTATTTTGCAATATGATACTCCTACATGCCCCGCTTGTTTTAAAACAATTGGAATATTCATATCAGTTCTTTGCGCTAATTCTTGCAATGCTTTATTTAATTTTTGCTGATCGCCCGGCCGTAATTTTAATGTAACTGCTTCCATTATGCTTTACCCTCTTTCCAACTTGTTTCTATAGTTCTATGTTTTACTCTAGTAAAACTTTCAGGTTCTATTATCTTCTCAATTTTATAATACTTAGAATTATAAACTACATGAGTAGCATCTGTTAAATCAGTATCAATATCCCTAATAACAAATCTTCTAACTTTATAAGTTATCCAATTTTTATCATCAGTTAATTTATTTAAAACTTTTACAAATGCTCTACATTTTTCATCTGTAAGAACATTTACATATGTATAAGTTTTATTTCCATTTTCATCTTCACCAGTTGTTCTAGATTTTACTGTAATTGTTCCATTAAATAATGCTTGCATTATATTTTATAAACCCCCATTAAGTCATATACATATCCATCTAGCTTAACAGCTAATTCATAATCTAATATACTTGACAACCCTTCTGATTTACTATAACCATAACCATCTGAAGTTCGTTCACTCTTAAATGGTGTCATCCATTGTCTTATATCAATCCGCTTTATTATTAATCGTTCTACTATTTCCATACAAATATTTTTAATATCATCTGGAACTGTTTCCCAACCCCAATTTCCAGTTACTTGAATATTTTCAGAGCCTAACATAAACATTTTTTTATCAGGGTCTAATCTGCTTCTTACCCTATATCTAGGTCCATAACCATAAACAGGATATTCAGCTTCTAAGTAAGAATAATTATTACCATACTTCAAATTTACTAAACTTGTAAAATCATACGAACTATCAACTACAGCAGTAACAGCTGTACATCTTGGATACAAATCTAAAATATCGCTATCATTACCATTAAAATACTTCGTTTCATTTTCTTCAAAAACATCAAAATCCTGCTTGCAGTATCTTTTTATTAATATTTTAGCATCATTTATTTTTCCTGTAATTACACTATCAGAAGAATTTACAACTTCTGATATATCAGCACTATATTCTTTAATTTCACGATGTTGTAACTTTTTAAAAGCTACTAACTGCTTATTCATTAGAGTTCCCTGACAAGCTACTGGGCATTTACTATAATCAAAATTAGTCTGTATCTTCTTCCTATTATATAAGATAGCATTTATATCTTCCCATATCAAATTACCATATTTTGCGGTTTTATCTTTTAGCATTGTGCAACATATATAAAAATCACCTTTTGTATCTACTGCACCAATAAAATCAGCACCAGGACATCCTAAGTAAGATTTACGATAATTATTTTTTAGCTCTTCCCATTTATATTGCGTAGTCATTACTTTTATCTTATACTTTGCTCTTCTTACTTCTTCTAATTGTTTCTGTATACAACCCCATTCAGCTTTACTATACTTATAATTTTCTATAGGTCTTATCTGACAATAATCTATTCCAGATGTTTCCCAATATTTTATAAAGTTTATAATTTCTCTATAATTAGCTTTAGCAACTACCATTTGAACACCAATTGTTACAGATAAATTTTTTCTTGCCTTCTCTGCAACAGCTTTATGTATATTATCATCAACATCTAATAGCATATCTTTGCCCTTCATTTCCTCATAGGTAGCTCTATCTGTAGTGTCAACCGAAAATCTAATCCAAGTCAAATACTCTAAAGCATTAGGATATATAATCCCATTAGTAATAAGTCCTAAATCAAATCCACAATTTCTTTTAGCAAATTTAGCTACTTCATGAAGACTAGAATGACAAGTAGGCTCGCCACCTGTAAATACAATTCCCTTTACTCCCATTTTCATTAAGCTACAAAATATAGGGGCAACATCTTCTTTTGCCATTTCTTCTGCATTTATTCTATCTTTATAAACACAATAACCACATTTCAAATTACATTTATCAGTCAGATAAACCTTAACTGTGATAGGTCTTACCAGCTTCCCGTTCAAATAGGCTTTAATCCTATCTGGATGATAAAATATTTTATTCGGCATCATGTAATCCATATCCATAGATATCTCCTCTCATTTGGGTCGTGCCACATCCGATAGCATTTATATCCGCACTTTTCTACTAATTCCCTTAACTCTATAGGCGTAAACCAATCTCCTGAATACCATTTATCTTGCCTTATAGGTTTTCCTCTCACTTGTATTTTAGCAATTCCATTTTTTAACAAGACCTTGCGCATAGCTATCAAATTATCTTCAATCATCTCTTTCTTACAATGCTGAAAAACGGCATAAGAAAAAACTAAATCAGCTCTACAATCAGGAAGATTCCTCCCGTTAGATTCAAACCATATTATATTACTGCATTTTTTCAATCGTTTCTTACCCTTATCTATTGCTACTTTACTGATATCAACTGCATAAACCTGTTTAAATTCCTCTGCAAAAAACTCTGTCATTCTCCCATCACCACAGCCAATTTCTACTACTATTTTGTTTTTAAATTCTCCCAGATAATCTTTTAGCGTATTATCTTGTTGCACCAAGACACGATAATCACGCCACCCTGAATCAGCATACCCAATAGGTTTTACACGACCTTCTCTTGAATCTGAAAATATATATTTCTCTTGATATTCTTTCTCACTAAGCAATTTATTCCATTTTTCTTTGTGATTCATATATCTCCTTAAACAATCTAACATGCCAATCTCTAAAATTATCCCAAGTATTTATTTTAGATCTTGCTAATTTCTCTAACTTAGATTCTTCTTTTGTTTTGAAATATAATAGTAAATCTTCAAAATCATTATAAACAAAATCTTCAGCAGTTTTAAAGTCATAGAAAAATCCTATATCTCTTGAAACTATTGGAGTACCTGAATTAATCGCATTTATAATATCCATAGAACCACCTTCTACATAAGAAGTCTGCAAATAATAATCTATAGTTTTAAAAAACTTGTCGCTATCTTCAAGTATTATTTCACAATCGCATACCTCTGATAACTGCTTGTAAAAACTTCTAAGCGACTCATCTTTTCCAAACAAGTAGAACTTAAATATATCTGTATCTAGATTTTTTGCTAATTCAAATAATTCACTTTCACCTTTTCTATTGTTATATAACAACCTCCCAGCAAATCCTAACTTAATCTTCTTAAAATACTTAACAGAAGCACCTATACCATCAAATATTCTAACTTTACTTATAGGAATACCTAATCTTTTTAAAGTCAATTTCCCGTGCTGGCTTTTTGCTATGATTAAATCAGCTCTATTTAATGCTTCAATTTCTTGATATCCGCATAAATGACTAAACCATATGATATCAAATCTAGATTTCTTTACTTCAGGTGCAAACCTCTGCCAATTAAAATAATAATTAATATCCGCATTATAATCAGGCTCAGCACTTCTCGTTATCTCAATATTATTATTGCTAACCTCTAAAAGTCTTTTAGATATAATCCCTAAAATCCACTTGCCGTTATTAACTAAATGAACTTTCATTTTGCCTCCCAATAACCAAATTCACCTATAACAGTACTCCTCCTTATGGATTAAAATATTTACTCAACTTATTTATTTCTTCATTATCATAAACTTCTGTTAGCACCATTGGTAATATTGTTAATCTAATATTGTCATCCTCTAATTTTTTCTTAGTAACTACTAAATTTGATATTATATTGTTATCTCTTTCTACTACTGTGTTTCTGTAATAATTTCTATAATTAAAACACCTAACTGCTTCTATATCTTTTATTTTCATCATCTCTATCATTTTTTCTAAATGCCTTGATTTAAAACATACATTATCTTCTATAAAAGCTATATATTTTGTTCTGCATTTTTTAACTCCAATATTTCTTGCATTTTCATTAAATTTATCTAAACGGAAATATTTTATTCTATTATCATTAAATCTTTTAACAATTTTTTCTGTATCATCTTCTGAAGCATTATCTACTATTATCAACTCCCAATTAAAATATGATTGCGTCAGCACTGACTTAATTGTCTTATTTATATTTTCAGCATTATTTCTAGCAACATAAACAATACTTATCTTATCTTTAGGTTTCTCTAATATTACATCATTTTCTACATAATAATTTTCAGGATTTTTTTGTCTTTTCCTAAATATCACATGTCCCTGCTCTGCCATTTCAGCGCCACTAAAACCTAAACTTGCTTTTATTTTACTGTGAAAATGATAAACATAAGCACCTTTAGCCCAATAAATTTTATATCCTTTTAATCCTGCTCTCCAGAATAAATCAGTTTCGTTGCTTGCTAATTGGTAGTACCTTTTCCAATCATATACTCCAACATCCTCATAAACTTTTCTTTTAACTAAATGACAAAATCCATATACAGTAAATATTTGCCTCTCTTCAAATCCATCTTTTAGTGTCTTTGAAAAATCAACTACATCTCTAACTATATTCTTACTCTCATCTCTTTTAAAAGGCACATATGCAACATTTTTTGTCAATGCTGATTGACTCGGGACGCATATTCCACAATCCTCATTTTGCTTCATACAATCTAACATTTTAGTTAACCAGCCAGGAGTTACTATTGTATCTATATCTAACATACAGATATAATCATATTTTGCCAACTTAATCCCCTGATTACATCCATAAGCATATCCCATATTTCTTGTATTTGTTAAAACTCTTACATTTTTTACTTTTCTTTTTAACTTCTTTAAAAACTCTTTAACCTCTTCATTAGAATTATTATCAATCAATATTAATTCAAATTCTTCATCAGTATATTTATAAATACTTCTAACACATTGCCTTAAATATTTTAAATTATCTTTAATTGTCATTATTATGCTAACTTTATCTTCATACTGTCTTATACCAAATAAAACTTCTTTTAATCTTTTATCAAAATTTTCAAACCTAAAATACTTATTAACATATTCAGCAGCCAATTTACCTTTAGCTCTTGCTTCAGCCTGATTATCATAAATATATCTCATTAATTTTCTAATATCTTTAACTTTAACAACAGCCCAATCTCCTACATCGCCATAATCTTTACTATACATTGCCTCTTCAAGTTTCGTTACTCTAATAGGATAGCAAATATCTTCTCTAACAAATTCTTTACACCCCATCCAATCAGTAACTATTGTGGGAAGACCTGTTGCCATTGCTTCAAGTGGTGGTAATCCAAAGCCTTCACCATGTGTTGGAAAAACAAAACAATCAGATAACCTATATAATTTATTCATTTCGCTATAGCTTAATTTTTCTCTAATTATTTTTATCCTTGAATCTTGTTTTATTTTACTTATCATTTCTGTAGATAGTGATAAATTTGAAGATTTTAAAATAAATCTTACTTTATCATTACCTTTAAATTCTTTCTTAAATGCCTCTACTGCTTCTAAAGCCCCTTTTCTATTTGCAGTAGTAACTGTTCCAACAAATAAAAAAGTGAAAATATCTCTTTTAGGACGCTCAAAATATTTATATCTATTATCAGCCCATAGTGGCACTACGTTTATAGGAATATTGACACCGCAATTTTTAAATACTTTTTTAACCTCCTGCGCTGGTACTATCAGCTCATCACAAGTATTATGTATAAATTCTTTCCAATCTTTTGGTATTTTAGTAGTTTCAAACATAGTAAAGCCTACTACTTTTTTAAAGCCATTGATTTTTCTAAATCTATCAGGAGAAGTTAGTTGTATGATTATATTTTCAGGTGAAATATCGCTTAAATCTTTTTGCTTTGATTTAGAGTAATCTAAGTTATCTCTAGCAGATTGTACTACAGTAGGATACTTTTGCAATATCTTATTACCAACACAACCATAACCATCAACTTTAGATATATGTCCAGTTACAAAAGCAAAATTAGATTTCTCTACTTCAGATTCTACAGACTTCTTAGACTTTAGTTCTTTAACTTCTGTAATTTTAAATTTACCAGTCTTTTTAAACAAATCCACAAGTTCTTTCGGTATAATCTGCGATTTGTTATCTTTAACATCAAAATGGTATCTATCAAAACTAAAAGTCTTACCCTTTACTAATGTTGCTTTGTAAGGCATTATCCATCCTTTTCTTCTAATCTTCTAAATTGGAATAGCCCAGTATTTTTAAGATATCTTGCAGTCTTTAAATCAACTCGTATAGGTATATCTTTCTCATACTTTGTATGTCCTAAAGTATAAGTTCTTTTCTCCCGCAGGATAGCCCATACAAATTGCTTCTTTGTCGCTGTCAATTTTTAACCTCCTTTTTTTCTTTTATGAGGTGGCTAGTTTATGTTTTATATCTTTTGCAACTACAACTGCATCAGTTTCTTCTATCTGCCAATCAACATTAATTGTTCCGGTTATTTCTACTTGTCTCTTTCGTGGCTTATTTTCAGAAACAAATTGCATATCCGTCTGAATATATTCAATCAGATTTTTAGGATTGCATAACATTGCTTTTGAAACATAATAAGCAGGAGAACCAGTAGAAGTTCTTGACAATCTAGGAACTCCAACTACAGGTATTCCCTGATAGAATACTGGCGGATTATCAACTAAATAATTCATAGCGCCTGCATGAGTAGCGCCAATAGCAGTTAGCCATCTCCTATATAGCCATTCTATATCTACATGCACATAAAATCTCCAAGCTTTTAGGTCTGCACCATCTAAATATTTTTTAGGTAGTGCATCTAACATATCATCAAAAAGCTTAATAGTCTTATCTGCTGTAGAAGCAAAATTAGCATCAGCCCAATCTACCTCATGATCAGTCGCACCTAACTGGAACCATCCAGCATTATCATCGTATACGCCGCTACCGGTACTGGTATTAGAATTAACTGCAACAGCTTCTAAATCAGTTCCAGCTTTTCTTGATATTCTTTTCATTAGATTATTCTCAAATCCAGCTTTTTCTATAGAGTTCCTAAGAGCACTCCATCCTAAATCAACTGCTATCAAGTATTCAACAGTAGAAATATTAACTTGACTTGTAGAAGGACCAGTCGTAGTAGTATGCTCTGTTCCTTCTGCTTCAGGAGTTTGAATCAATAAACTGGCAAACTCTATTTTATCTAGATCTACTTTCTTTTCATCTCCAGTTTCTCTTCGGCACTCTGCTCTCATTACTGCTCTCTCTAAAGTTTCCTCTATAAATTTATCAAGCTGCCGTGCATTTAACAATCCTCCACTAGCTAAATCTGAATCTGTAAAAATAGTTTTATTCCCAAAAAACTTCTTATTTAATTCATCTAATAATTGCTCATTCGTTAACATATATATTTCAACTCCTTTCTTTTAAATATCTCTTATCCTAAAGACTCCGGTAAAATCAACATCTTCATCATCGCTTTTATTATCTTCAATATCTTTTTTAACTTTCTTCTTATCAGGACTAGGCTTTATCTTAAGCTCTTTTTTAATTTTATCAACTTCAGACTTTACTTCATTGAACTTCTTATCAACTATTTCAGATATCTTGCCTAGAAAATCATCATTATCTTCATCGGAATCTCTAGAACTTTTCTTTTTCTTATCATCTAGATTTTTCTTATCATTATCTTTATTATCATCATCTTTAGAATCATCATTCTTTGAGTCATTATCAGCATTATCATTATCATTATCATCAGATAACAATTCTTCTAATTTAGCTTCAATGTCCTCTTTGAATGTGTCTATTTTTTCTTCAACAACTTTTTCAACTATATCTTTTACTTCTTTTTCATCCATATCACTATCCTCCTTCTTAAAAATTTTATTTACAGACGCTAAAACATCCTTAATGGTATTTCCTGCTTTAATGATATCATTTGCCGCATCCATTAATTTTGTTTCATTAGCTTTGCTTAATACTCTCCCTACTTTAGTATCAGTAATATTAAGCTTACTTTTTATTTTATCAGCAATCTTATCTATAAAAGATTTGTCTAATTCATCCAGCTCTTTGAATTCAGGGACTTCTTTTTCAAATTGCTTATAATGTTTAGCTAAATGGTTGTATACTCCCCTTCTGTCAGAAGCAGGCAGCATAACACCACCTCTCGCACCCATTAAAGCCCCCATTGCCGCTTTTACGCCATTCCAAACAACTGGATATCCTTTTTCAGCTTTATGGTGGGGCAACTTATATGAACCTTTTACATCTGGATTTTTTTCATCATACCAAGCACACATAATTTTAAGGTCTTTAGGCTCTGCTTTCTTTATTTCTGCCCCAGCATCCCAAGGAGTATTCTCTGGAAGTGGAGTAGTCCTCTTAAATGGAATAACATTTTTGTACTCCACCATTTTTATTGCTATAAAACGTTTATCAATCATTGGCCTATCAACATAGCTGACTTCAAACGGCTTTACATTTTTTAACCAGTTTAATTTCATCTCACTCCTCTCCTTTTATTAGATTTCTAGAGGCTCTCGTTCTCCTTCATATCCAATACTATAGCCTACTAGTTCACCTTTTTTTATTTTCTCCCATACACTCGGCGATGCTTCAGTAACTAATACCCAGCTTCCTTTCTTTACTTTTACACCATTCATTTCAAAATCAACCGGAGCTACATAAGTTTCTAGCATAACTCCTACCCCCAGCTTTCTATGCAGTTCGCCAATATCCTGGAAACTTCTTGAAAAATTATGTACAGCCTTTTCTACTTCTTCTTCAGTTAGAATATCACCTTCTAAATCTGCTTCCCACGGGACTAAAGCTACTCCATAAACTATTCTTTTTTCTTTATTAATTTTAAAGAATTTTTTAGCCTGTTCTTCTGGTTGCGGTTCTATGCCTTTGTGCTCGTTATACCACTGTATAGCTTTTCCTTCATCCCATTTATCTGCATCAAAATAATATTCAATAATTTTCTTACGATTAAATGTATAAAGTGCTTTTATACCCAATCTTTCTGAAATTGTAATAACTTTTGTATTAACATCAACAGACATTCTAGTTTCAACAGGAACTGTTATAATATTCTCATTTATAGCAACCTCATCCATCTTTCCACTTCCTTTCTTCCAATTAGTAAAGCAAACAGCTAATCTCTGCTTAATGTCAGGATATTCTTTTTTCATCGTATCATCACTTACACATCTTGAAATAAAGCTATCTTGTGTTTCACCAGTTCTAGGCTGAGGTATAGGCATAATAATTCATCCCCTCTTTATAAAATCTTTATTTCTTCTATTATATTTTCTTTTCTTATTTTTCTTTACTTCTTGCGTAACTTTTATAGGATTTTTAATAACATTAATTTCAACATTATTAACATTAGTTTTCTTTAAGCATCTAATAGCTCCGATTTTCTCTAATTTTCTAACATCTTTATTATCAACAGTAATTTTACTACCAATTTTATATTGTTTATCTTTATAAATAATGTCATCTAATGTAATAGCTTCTTGCATTTTATCTCTCCCAATATAAAAAGCCCAGAAATAAAATTTTTTATTTTAAGTCTGAGCTTTCTTATTATTAAATTATTTTCTTATATATTTATATTATTATATACTAGCTAAATATAAAAGTAAAATTCACTTACTACGCTTTAATAAATTTAGCAATAGGTATCTTAGGATTTTTCTCTATTACTCCCTGTACAATTTCTAATTTAGGCTCTTTTAGTATCGGGTCTCCTATTACACTAATCCAAGTACATCTACAGCGAGGATGCATTGGCAAACAACTCCTTGCCTCATCTATTGTCATTATAAGCCCGTTTAAAGGTAAACATATTTCACAAGTTAATTCATCCTGTGCAGTTAATATCTGTGCTTTCTTTATCTCAGCAACTTTATATGAATCTATTGTAGAAGTATTAAAAGCCCTTAAAGTTTCTGTTCTTGCGATAGCTAAAGCCCTTGACTGAGTACAGCCATTAAACACATCACCGACTCTTACTGCTAAATCATCCATAGATTCTAAATTTTCTATTCCCTCATAAAGCTGATTATAGATTAATTGCGATGTATAAGAATCTATATTTTTACTTATTTGTTTAGCTTCTTTTAAAAATTCATCATAATTACTCATTATGTAATCTTGCGCATCCATAGCAAATTGTGGACTATTAACATATTCTACTACATTAGCTAATGTATCTTTCGCCTGTTTTTTATATCCTTTAATTTTTGCTACTTGATTTATAAGAGTTATCGCATTTGTTACACCAAAAAAAATTGTGTTCTGATATATAAACTTAAGTATAGTAAGCAAATCATCTTTATATTTTTTAAAATCATATCCATTAACAAATTCCAATAATAATTTATTTTCAGGTTTATCATCACCCGTTAACTTCTTAGGATTTACAGGTTTAATTTCAATAAAATAGTCTGTAAAATCATTCTCTTGTCTTCTAAAATAATCTTGAAGCGCCACAATGTAATCAGCTAGCTTACCTTCAGCCGCTTGAGTGTTTAATTCAGCTTCATTTGCAAGTGCAGTTAGTGGCTTCATTTACTTCTCCTTTTTAATCTTTTTTTAAAGCCTCGTAAATAGCTATACTTGGATTTTCTTTGAGTTCTTCTAATAAATCCTGTAAATCTGCTATAGTCTTTTTTATTATTAGTGCGCCTATCATATCCCAATTCTTTTCTTCTTCTATTGATTTTGATTCTATATCAACTTTCCCTACTGTGTTTAAATTTACTATTATTGAGTACATGCTTTTTTTCGGTTTATTTTCTAACTTAAAATTAAAAGCTGGATATTTCTTTTTCATTTTTTCAATAAACTTTTTCATATTTATTTCCTCCTATTATTATGGCAAATAATTAAATGGGTCTTGATTAACCCCATTAAATAATACTTCATAATGTAAATGTGGTCCTGTACTATATCCCGTATTCCCCATAGTAGCAATTATATCGCCTTTTGTCACTTCATCGCCAACTTCTACAAATATCATATCTAAGTGAGCATAAACAGTACTATACTGCTTATTCTCAATTATTATCTTATTCCCAAATCCACCATCCCGATCTGCGAATATTACTACTCCATCCATAGTGGCATTTATAAAAGTGCCAATTTCATTTGCAATATCCAATCCCATATGAATATGTGTAGCCCGCTTTTCACCAAATAGAGATGTAACTCTACCCCATGTAGGCCATATATCTGGTTTAGTTTCTATATGCTTTTCTCCATAAGCATAGGCAATATTTGGGATAGATAATAAAATTAAAAATATACATAAAAATAAAATTAACTTTTTCATTTTTTATTTCCTTCTATTAATTCCCCTACCTTGTCCTCCACCAGTTCCATAACCGGAGCTTCCACTTGTTTTTGGTGTTGGGCAAGGCCTAGTATTGGCATTTCTTCTACCACCACCGGGCATTCCTACCCCTCTGCCATGTCCATCTCTTGAACCATAGTTAACCATTGTTCCCCCTTTCTTTCTTTTTAAGCTTCTTTCTAACTTGAATTCCATATGCTATAGACATTAAGATTACTGATATTATAAATAACCCCACAATAATAGCAAACGCTATAAGAAGCATATTAACAAAAGTTAGCATTTTTACACCTCGCTTTTATTTTCTTATTTCTTTCATACCATCTATTATTTTTTCAATATAAGATTTTTTAGCTTTAGAAATAATACCTTTTCTCCTCTCTTCACGTTTACGTTTATGCTTTTCTATAGCTTTCTTTAATTTTTTATGACTTCTACTAAATTTTGTTAGTTTCTTTTTACTCATAATATGTATCCAATTCTTCTTTAAACTGTTTTATTTTCTCTTCATATAAAGTATTTACTCGTTTTCCTTTAGCATTTTTAACAGGTACAGTAGCTACTTCTATTGTCCCTGCTTGCGTAAAGATATACAATTTATCACCTGCAGAACCTATATTAGGCAGTCCAACTGCTTCTCTAGCTTCGTTGATAGACATGATAGAACCTTTAACATAAGTTGTATTTATTTTCATGAGCTTTTCTTCATTCTTAATATCTAAATCATTCCACCTAATCATATAATTCGGTGCAAACTCTTTAGTAACCATGTAAATCATATCTTCTACTTCAGTCTGAAGGGGTTCTATTTCACCATTTGCATAATTTTCTATCAGCTCTTCACCTAAATTACCACCTAAAGTACCTTTGTCGGGAATACCCAATTTATACGGTGGTACACCATTAGCCACCAATATTTCTGTTATTAAATCTCTCCTATACAGCCTAAAGCTAGCTTCTTTTTCCCTAACATCTAATTCTTTAAATTCTACTTCTATTTTAGGCATATTTATATCAGTACTCGGTATCTCAAAAACCAAAGTACTATGCGGACTTCTCTTTATCTCTCTAGTAAAAAATTCTCTTATTTTTCTCTTCAAAGCAGTATCTAATCTACCACCTCTTACAATAATCGCATATCTTGGAACAGCATTATTCTGGAAAAACTGCAGATTATAATCTGATTCAAACTTACTGCCCATAATTGCCCCCACAGCAGATATAATTTCTGGTATACCGTAATAAGTACTCAATGAAGTATAATTTTGCAATAATAATAATTCATGCGCACTAGTATCCCTATTAAAACTAGATTGTTCTCTTCCATCTTTTTTGTTATATTCTTGTTCTATCCCAAATCTCTTAAACCATACAGTTTCTGAGTTTACAGTATGACACCATCGCTTATTATCTTCATGAACCCGCAAAGTATAAAATGGAATATGTGCAAATAAAGCAGGTACTCGCTGAATATCACGAGCTATCTCTATTGCTCCATTACCAGTAGTTAATCTATCTACTACCCAGTTTTTAACTACTTGGCTAAATGTTCTACCCTGTTCTGGAGCTTTTTCTATAAACTCATTCAATTTCTTAAGTTGACTTTTATCTTCAGGATATCCTTTAATTAACTCTATCCTATATCCTTTGCCTATTACATCGGTGGCTTTTATAGCAATACATTTATTATGAAAAGTATTTATCAACGGCAGTCTCGTTAAATTCAGCATTGAATACGGTGGAGTAACTAACCCAGAAATATTTTCAAACCTACGTGCAGTTTCTCTTAACTTATCAGTATTAATATCGCCAAAACTTTTTATGCCTTTTTTCTTTTCTTTTTCTATTCTTTTATCTATCTCTTCATAAGATTCTATTGTCCCATCTGCATATAATATTCCACCTGTGATTAGAGGAGTTTTTCTAATATTCTCTCTAATATTCTTTCTAGTATTATCCATTATCAATAACTCACCTCCTTCAGTTATATAATATTTTATACTATAACTCAAAAAATTTACAATTAGTTCTCTTTTTAGGCATTCTTGATAATATGCTTCCTATGGTAACTCCATTGCCACATATCGCCTCATCACGCATCGCATCTATATTAGTACATTTAGCTCTAAGTTCTAAATATTCTTCCCTTGTAGAAATAGAATAAGTTTTTATTAACTTAAAATAAATACAATTTAAACAACAGTTCGTATTGCTATCCATTATAACTTGCATTTTTATTGGTAATATATTCTTCTTTTCTCTATTATAAATTCCTTTGGGCATTACAGCACTCCCCCCGTAACAACTTGCGCCATAACTCTGACTGGAACTACCCTCATACCAATATCAATCGCATCTAAAACATCATCTTTGTAATTTTCATCACCATAATTTATAAATTCCTCTATCAATTCATGCTGGCTTTCAAGTATTAATATTCTACCACTTTCATAATCTACTGAACGACTTTCTAATCTAAACTGCTTAGATTTAGTAGATGTTACTCCAACTACAGGAAGCCCCTGTAAAAACAACTGCTGTTTTAACGCTTTCTGATAATAGTTATCTTCAACGCCAATTCTAACTGGCCGATATATTTCATAATAATAATGAATTTTTTTAATTTGTTCCGGAAACGACAAAACATCATAATAAGTTTTTAAAACATATACTTTACTGGTTTTAGGTTCTAATCCTAATACAGCTATTACAAACCAATTATGTTTAGAAGCCTCTAATCTGTTAATATTACTTTCTGCAATATCAGGGTCAACGCCAAAATAAATTTGTAAATTATTCATATCAATCTCATAATCTTTATAAAAATGCAGCCACTCACTTTTAAATATTCTACCTTCTAATGCTTCTATTCTATTTTGCCATCCTCTTTCAAAAACTAATGTACCGACATCTTCTCTTTTTTTTCTTAGTACCTCTATTGGAAATTTATCAGGCCATAATGTAATTCCCTTCTCTTCATCAATAATAGCCTGCTTTCTTATATAATGATAATTTTTCCTCTTCGCTAATCTATTACCTAAATCATCTTTATGTTGCATAGTCCCTATATTAGCTATATGCCCACCTTCAACTACTCTAGAAGTTACATCATTTAACCACCAATCTTCAGCTTTATCTCTCAACATTTTAGTATGCATATTTTTTCTATTACATATATCATCACCAATAATAAAATCAAACCTACCACCTAATATATCTCCACCCATTCCTACAACTTCTACTGTAGGATCTTTAGATATACTATCTCTCTGCACATAGATTTGATAATCAGTCCATTTTTCAACTTCTTCATTTTTTTTAAGGTAAGGAAAATCCTCAAGCAATAATTTATTATTAAGCAAATGCCAGCTTATTACTGATAAGCATTTTTGAACCAATTTAGGTGTAGAAGAAATAAGTAAAATCTGAACATTTGGATTTCTTACGATTTGCCATAATGGAAATACTATAGATATCCAAGTAGTTTTAGCATGTTCAAACGGAACATGAATTTGAACTCTCTCATATTTTAATATTGCACCTATCAGCTCATAATGCAGAGGTGCAGTCTTAGAAGTCCACTTTCCATCATAGGGCTTTATATATCTCTCGCCAAAATAAATACAATCTTCTAATGATAAACATATATCTTGCTCCCTTACAGACATACTCATATATATTTTAGCAACTTCATCTATTGACATCTATATTCTCCTGTAATTTCTTTCTTTCTTTTATAGCAAATTCTATAAATCTTCTCTTTTCATCAGGAGTTAATATCTTAAGTTCTTTCTGAAATTTAACAATATGCTCAGTTTTAATTGGCTTAGGAGTTTCAACTGATATTTTATCTTTTTTACCCCATCTTTCATACTTTACACGCTCTAGCCACCATGCGGCAGCTTGCCAGCTCTTTACAGCAGCCGTTTGTATTATAGTAACGTTTCTAACTTCAGCTTCAGCTTTAGCTTTTTTTATAGCTATGTATAAATTGCAAAATTTCTCATCATCTTGAGATATTTCTTTACCCTGCTTTTTTAGTTCTAATGCTTTTTCCCCTTTCTTAAGCCAACGCCATAAAGTAGAAACATCTATGCCTACAGCATTACAGGCAGTCTGTACATAATTACCAGCCCTTATTAGTTTTATTAACGCATTTTCTAATTCTGGACTGTACTTCATTATATCCCTTTCTCCCTCTCTGCGTTTTTACCTATATATTTTTCCCATCTTTTTACTATTACATCGCAATAGTACGGGTCAATTTCCATCATATAACATCTGCGTTTTAGCTTTTCACAAGCTATAAGAGTTGAGCCTGAGCCACCGAATAAATCTATAATTATATTATCTTTGTTACTAAATTTATGAATAAACCATTCGCATAATTGAATTGGTTTTTGTGTTGGATGAATCCGTTTTTTAATATCTTGTGTTTGAAGTCCCATAACTCCAGCCCACTTAACCATTAAAATTTCTTGTCTATGTTTTTGTTTACTCCATAACATCTCAAATTCACTTCCAACTACCTGTTGGGTATGACCTGCGGTTTTATCCCAAATAAACCAGCTTCCCCCTACTGGCAATTCTTTTAAATAATAGTTTGCTCCCCACCAAAATTGTTCCCTGCAATCTAACCAATCAAAATCTTTAAAATTAAAAATTTTATTATCACCAATTATTTTTTTATAGGTTTTACTATCACAATAAGAAACACGACCTTTCCAATTTTTAGATATTGGCGAATAGTCTGTATCTAAATTTATTCCATATGGCGGGTCTGTAAAAACCATATCTGCTTTTTGTCCATTCATTAATTTTTCAACATCTTCAATTTTAGTAGCATCCCCACATAATAACCTATGCTCACCTAGTTTGTATAAATCTCCTAATTTGGTTATTGGCTCTTCTGGCGTTTCAGGAGCTTCATCATCTTTTTCATCAGGTTCATAAAACTGTGCCATTAATTCTTCTATATCAGAATGTTCAAAACCAGTAATATCTATATTTATATCACCAATATCAAGTTCTTGAAGTAAATCTTTAAGTTTAGGCAAATCCCAATCTGTCTCATCCTGTAATTTATTATCTGCTATCATATATGCCTCAGCTTTAACACCTCTTAAAGGTAGAAATATTACAGGCACTTCTTTAATTCCTGCTTTTTTAGCAGCCTTTAATCTTGCGTGTCCCGCTAAAACAAATCCTTCCTCCGAGGCAAGGATAGGATTAGTCCACCCAAATTCTCTCATACTCTTCGCAAGTTTATTAATTGCGCTGTCTGGGTGCACCCTAGGGTTTTTTGGATGTAATTTTAAATTTTCTATCGGCACTTTTATTACTTCCATAGCTATTATTATAGCAAATCTATACTTATTTTTGTATAAAAAAAATTAGAGATTATTCTTGTTCTCTCTTCTGATAACTCTTACAGGGCATCCTTGCACACCAAACATTTCTGCTCTAGTTTTCGTATCAAAATAAATATCTATTCTTTTACCTACTATAGCTCCGCCAGTATCTCCAGCAATAAATACTTTTTCATATATAAATCCATCTCCTTCCCAGTCTGCTCTTATTAGTACTATACTCCCATAAGGTATAACTTCTGGGTCTACTGCGCAAATATTTATATAATCCATATATTGTGCATTAAGTTTAAATCCTATGCTCGTAATATTCGTAGTACCTTGTTGCCTATCATTTGCTGAATATCCCGTAACAGTAAAAATTTCATAATTTAATTCCTCTTCAGTTATATATTTTGATAATTCTATATAATCTTCTCTTAAAGACTGGTAATTTTTAAGCCAGTAATTATATTCTGTAACAAATTGACTATTAACATCTTCATACAGCTCTTTATACTTCTCATACCTGTAAACTATTTCAGTATTATCTTCTTTTAAAATCATATTCTGTACAATCAAAAAAGCGAAAGAGTAAGTAAGTGAAAAAATAAGCAACATAACAAAAAAATTTTTTACGAGTTCTAATATCTTCTTCTTTGTTTTTCTTTTAATTAATCTTCTTTTTTTAGTCATTTTTCCTTCCTTTCTATCTTCTATTATTAAATTTTAAACATTTTACATTGTTTCTCTTCTTTTCATAACAATAACTGCATCTACCAAAAGCATTTTTCTTGTAACTAAGAGGCATATCACAGTTTTTACATTTGTCGGGATAATCTCTTTTCTTTTCTTTTTCTGTCCATCTTATCATTTTTACCCCCTTCGTAACTACTCTTAAATTATTAATAAAAATTCAATATTTTCTGCCCTTAAATCCCATATACCACCAGCTAATCAAAATTAAAAATACCATAAAACCTATAAAAGCTATCTGTTTAATCATTAAAAATAAGCACCTCCTATCATAATTCTTAAACCTCCATATTTCTAATCGGGTAGCACTTGAGTTCTTTTAATCCATCCCGAATAATACGAATACCTCCTTTCTGTATCATATAGTTGTGCTACCATAAAAAAAAAAAAAAAATCTCCAATTCCTATGCATTTTCTACCTAAATCTTTGCAGGCTCTCGCTGTAGTTCCTGAACCTAAAAAAGGGTCAAGGATTGTGTCGCTAGGATTGCTATTAATCTCAATTAAATGTCTTAATAATTTTAATGGTTTTTCTGTGGGATGTTTTGTTTCCCCATAACTTGATTTATTTGTAGTTATAAAATAATTATTCATCTCTTTTTGTAATTTAAAATTCTTTATTCTACTTTCTCCCTTGCTACCAACCCAACAGAACTCTGTAGCTGAAACCCAATTCATTTTTCTAAACGACGGAGTAGGATTTGATTTTATCCAAACAAAAATACAACGGGACTTTAGTTTTAATTTAGGAGCAAAAAATAAATCAAAATATCCTATTTTCTGTTTATCAAAGAAAATATATATCCAACCCTTATCTTTTAGACATCTTACTGTTTCTCTAAACCATAATTCTGTAAAGTTAAAAAAATCTTTATCGTTCTTAAAATGATCCCACTTGCCAAAATCTAGCTTAATATTACTTTCCCTTTTCCAGTTATAATGTTTGTAATTTCTTTTTATTTCCTTATCATTCTGGCTAATTGCATATGGCGGGTCAGTTAAAACCAAATCAATACTTTCATCTGGCAATTCCTTCATAACTTCTAAACAATCTCCACAATATATAGTTATATTTTCTTCCTTGTAATATGGTTTAATCATTTGGAAACTCCTGTATTTTTTCATGCCATTTTAGGTTGTCTTTTATAAAAATTGGCTTGCCCCAAAACCTTGCCTGTTTTATTATATTTTCTACCCATTCATCTCTATGCACAGGCTTTGGAGTTAATCCCCCTATGATAATCCAGTCTACTACTGATATATATTGTCTATAATAAACATTGCTGTTTAGCAGTGGTTCATAGCTTATAAATTTTTTATTATCATTTAGAAATGTAAATCCCAACATATCTCTACCCAATTTTCCTATATTTTCTTCTCCTGTTATAGTTACCCCAAGCCAACAGTTTTTAGGAAATTCAAAATGTTTTATTCTTGCGGGGAATTTACTTAGAATTTGAAATATATGCTGTGGGTATTGCTTTATTTTTAAAATTGTATAGTAAATCCAATCATCGCAAATCCAATCACCAAATAAATCGTGCATTGAGCAAGTAAAAATCTTAGATGGCTTCTTAATACTTCTAATTTTGTCAAATTCTTTTTCATCCAATCTGATTTCAGGATTCCACTTAAATCTTTTATACATTTTTCTTGCATAGCAATACCAGCAGTCATTTTTGCATAATCCTTTTACAGGGTTTATTGTATAATCGCACCATTCTATTTTTGTTTTATTCATTTTTCCTAACTTTCTTTATGTCAGATTTATCTATAATTTCATTGCAATAAGGACAAACATTAAAACTTGTTCTTACTCCACAATCGGGACACTCTTGGAAATAGTCATGTCTTTTTATTTCTATTTTCAAATTTTTAGATAAATCTTCTATTTTCACTTTTTCGTCTTCTATTTTATCCAATATTTCTTGAGCTATTTTCCCTAAGTTTTTTTCCATAAAAACTATACCTCTTTCATCACAACTATAATATAACCAGCCATCTTGATTTATCTTTAATATCTCAACTATCTCATTTTTTGTTATCATTATTTATTCTCCTTCCTAAACTTTCTCTCAAAATATAAATTTTCCTCCTAAAACGCTTAAACACAAAGTTGCTCTCCTTTAAAAAAGAAGGAATAAAAAATAAAAACAGTCTATGATACCACTTCATAGTTTCAATTTTTATTCCAAATACTTTCATTCACCCCTCGCTTTCTAAATATTTAAATTCTATTCTATAAACCGACGGTTGGTCTTTCCATCTATAACCCTTTTTATTTATACAATCCCAAGTCTTTATAAAATCGGATAAAGTATTAAATCCTTCAAGTTCATACTCATACGTTGCACCTTTAGAATCAGAATAAGTAGCAATAAGAATTGCACATCCCAACTTTTCTATCCTTATGTTAGTTATCTTTATATATCCTTCTTTTTTGCCATGTCTACCAGCCTTAAAATAATATATATCTCCTACATCTCCACTAAAATTTATTCTCCTTGTTACTGTTTTTTTACCAGACTTTATTAGTGGTATAAATTCTGGTAGAAACGATATGCATTTAATTTTATATTTCATTTTCCCTCACTTTCTTTAATTATTATCTCTATTGCTCGTCTTAATTCAGCTTGATTTCTTTTTAAATCCTTAATTGTTTCCCAAACATATTGCTGGGATTCTGCATCTGGATATTGGGTATTAAGTCTCAATATCTGCTCCTCCAATTTCCAGTACTCAATTTCTAAAAATTTTATAGCATAACTAAACTTATCTCCCATTGTTCTTTTCCTCCTCAAAAATTTTCTTAAGTTTTTTAAACATTACATCATAATTTAATAGTTTATGATTAACTACTTTTTCCACAAAACTATCTAAAAGTATCTCCATTTCTCTATATTTCAAATCTTCTCTGTATTGTTTTCTATCAGCTTCTTTCCTCATATCATATATTGTTAAAGACCCGTCTTTCTGTACCATTATTTTTTCTCACTGCTCCCCTTTTCTAATTTCGCTTTTTCTCATTTTCTTCCAATTCTGTTATTAATTCTACCAGTATTTGCATCAATACTTTAATCCTTTTATACTTATATCTTCTCTCTTCTTCATAATCTATTGCTTCTTTCATTTCTCCTCACTTTCTAATAATTCTAATAATAATTTTATTTTAGCTACTAAAGGATTTATATTATTTTTAGAATGAATAATGTGATAGCCTGTGTAAATTTTATAATTTGTTATTTCCGCATAATATTCTTTAGTCATACCTTGCCGAGTAAATTTATAATCAAGATTTTTATTGTTTTTTAATACCTTTATTATCTCCTCATCCAATTGGTCGCCTGTCGGTAGCCAGATAGGAGTACCATTATCAAGTTTTGGATGCATCACATCAATCTCTCCAGACTTATAATGCATAAAATCCCCCATTTCCCATTCATTACCTCTTAAATTTTGTATTTTTTCATCTTTACATAATTCAATGTATTCTTTTGTAAAATACTTCATTTTTCCTCACTTTCACGGTCTTGAAATTTTCCCACATCTCTTACAGGTTCTTCTGCTTGATAAACTTCTTATTTCTTTTTTCTTCTTAGTTTTCTTGACTTACCTTTCCCACGACCACTACCAGCACCATATCCAGGACCACCAGTTTTACAAGGACCACGATTTATATTTCTCCTTCCACCACCAGGCATCCCAGAACCTCTTCCATGTCCATTCCTGCTACCATACTTTATCATTTAC